AGTAGCAGCAATGCGGCTTCATCCTGACAGAGGCGGCAGCACAGAGGCAATGCAGGAATTGAACAATGCATTTGAAATCGCTTTTGCGATGGCTCAAAAATTCAGCAAAGCAAATACAACGGATACCAAACAGCAGCCTAAAACAGCAGAAAGCGCAAGCAGCTACCGGCGGCAGTTTTACACGGAGAACGGCTGGCAAGGTGAGCGCTATGATCGCAACCTTACAACAAAAGACATTGCAAAGCTAATCCGTGAATACGTGAAAACTGCGTATCCGACCTACCGTTTTTCAATCACCTCAGACGTAAACAGCATCACAATCGCTTTAACTGAATATCCGGTAGAGCTGACTAACAGCGAACTGATGTTGAAATATTATCATACAAATTATCACCAAAGATGGTCGTATATTCCGTCAAAAGGCAAAATCGAAACCGTCAGCATGACACAATCAGACATTGAAGAATGGATTAGGTATCAAGTAGAAATGGAATATTGTGAGCAAAAGTTTAGTAAATCCGACACGTGGCTTAATCCGGTTATATACGCAGTCTTGAAAGACGTTCAAGATTTTATGAACTCATATAATTACGATGATACCAACTCAATGGAGGATTATTTTGATAGAAATTTTTACGATTATGTCCAGATTGGAAAAGACGACAAACCTGCTAAGTTTGTAGAACGCACTGCGCGCAGCGGTTCTACAAAAAAAGAAAAAGAAGTCAAACAGCTTACCGCATAGCAACAAACTTACCGCCGGATATACTCCGGCGGTACAGTTCAAGAAGGATAAAACGATGAAAAGTTTAAATACATTTGCAGACCACGCGCCTAAAACAGATTGGCTAGATTCGTTCTTTGATCTTAAAGAAGTGTTTTTTAACGAAAACTATTTAAGCCATGCACAATATAGCAAGTTTCGCCGCTTCCTGCACGATGCCGGTTTGATAGAAGCAAGAAAGGAAGTATGCACAAAATTCTTCCAGCTTATTTGTCAAATTGGTTGGCGCACTGATACAGCGCTTGGCTTAATGATGATCAATCTTGCGATGGATAATCCTCAAATTGCATGGTATGTAAACGCTTTAGATTTCGGTTATCGCTACGACCGAAAAAGAATTGAAGCAGAATTGATTGCTTTAGGTGTCTCGCGAAGAGATACAAAGACAATTATAAGAGCGTTTCGGCGCGTTGTAGAAACTCCATTCGGAACTAATTTGAATTTTGGATATTATGAAAATGAACGCCTTTGTAGATTAGGTTGCAGATTGAATGACAATCGTGTATTTCTTTATGCTCTTTATCGTTTTATTGAAAAACGCAATTTGTATAAAGGATTTAACGTATCCTATTTATTTGATAATAGCGTTGATGGCGATGGAATCAGTCCTGTAAGATTATTTGGAATTTTCGACCAAGAAGAATTACGCAGCATTTTGCTCGGCTTATCCGCGCGTTATCCTGAATTTATCAATGCAACTTATACCAATAATTTACAAAGTATTTCTTTGCGAGACAAGAGCGCATCTGATGTTCTGCGGTTATTCAAGGAGGAACTCTGATGGCAGCATGGCAAGGTGAGCGCTACAATCCTGATTTAAGTATCACTGAAATAGCGGCAATTATACGAGCTGATTTAAAAAAGACATTTCCTGCATACCGCTTTTCAGTGGACTCAAGGAAAAAACGAGAAATTATTATAAGCCTGCTTGAATATCCGGTAGAGCTTACCAACAAAACGCTTATCGCATCGTATTTTCTTATGATGGAAGATGACTTTATGTTTTATGATGTTCGCCGCGGAACGTTTCGCTATAAACGAGACATTACACCAACAGAAACAGAACGGCTTATTGATGATCTTTATAAGTACGCAGGACTTTATGTACGCATTACAAAATATGATACGTGGCTTAATCCTGAAATACTCGATGTCCTTATGTCTATTCAAAAACAGCTGGACACGTATAACCGAAAAGGTGAAGTTTATAGAGATGTACTATTTCACGATTGCATCAATATCGGCAAGATCAATCCTAGACGTCGAGATAAATATGCACAAATTGTTCCGCGCTCCCCTACTGGCAGGCGGCTTCCGCTCTTTAAACGAACAGCGCCGCTCACGATTGGAGAATGAAACGCATGCTCACTATTCAAACTGAACGGCTGACAATCGGCTATGAAACAGGGGCAATCAAAACCGTACTTTCCAACAGCTGGATAGTAAAACAACGCTTTGATTGGTACGTCGATTATGACGGACTGCACGTTGAGTATGATGCAGATGAAATGGAAGTCATCGGCGCGGAGCAAGTGGAAGAGTACAGCGCGGAAGAACTTGCAGCATTAAAAGCATGCGAATGGGGTGTATCAGATTTAGAAGATGCAATTTTCAACAGCCTAGAGTATAGGGAAGCAGAGACAGACTATAAAGAAAGTTTAGATACATACGCCTACTACGGTGTAAGTGAAAAATATTTTTGCGCAATCTGATAGTAGTAAATGGGAGGGAGCGATGAGCATGGATGACTACGCATATATGAGGAGGAAACGACACTTAGAAATGACAGACAAAGAAATGAGTGAAGCGCGAAAAAATGCAATACAGAATATGATTTATTTCCGTAATGACAATCCGCTGTATATCTTTTGGCGGAATGTCTACCAATATTATCGCAATACAGCAGATCAATCAAAAGAAATATTTCAAACACAAAAGGAGCAAGCACTATGAAACTGTATCTATCTGGTGCAATAAGCGCTAATCCAAATTACAAAAATGATTTTGAAAACGCCCGTAAGCGGCTCAATGATGCAGGCTACGCAGTTGTATCTCCAACCATTTTTTGTAATGAAAGTATGAGCTATGATCAAGCAATACGGAAATGCTTACAAGTATTATCGACATGCTATGCCGTTGCGGTAATCGAAACACCGTATCAATCTACAGGAAGCCAATTAGAGCTTACGATTGCAAGGGTACTTTCAATGCAGATTAAAACGGTTGACGAATGGATTGAATGTGCCGAACGGCAAAAGCAAAAACGCGGGGTATGCCGCAGAAGGGAGATGCGGGAATGAGTGATAGTGAAATACTTTTTATCATCTTTGTCTGTCTTGGTTTCGGCTATTTTCTCGGTCGCACTCATGCGTTTGCAAAAACAGTTTTTAATGATGTTCATGCTCAGAATAACAAACAAGAAATCGCTCTTGCCTATATCAAAAATCAAGAGTCGCAAATCGAACAATCAATAAAAAAAAATCGATACCGTGCTTGCTGAAATTATTGAACAGATGGAAACAACAAAATAATAGCTATAAGCATAATGCACTTTAAGGAGGAATTAACATGGCAGTTATTGTAGCAGTAATGGGAGAAAGCGGGACGGGTAAATCAACCAGTTTACGCAATTTTCAAAAAGGAGAAGCATCGGTAATCAACGTATCAAAAAAGCCGCTTCCTTTCCGTAATACGTTATCGGTTTTTAAAACGGATAACTATCAAGAAGTTCAGGCGATGATTAAACGAGCACAGGCAAAAAGTGTTGTTATAGATGATGCGCAATATCTGATGGCTTTTGAGTATATGCACCGCGCAAAAGAAAAGGGTTTTGAAAAGTTTACCGATATTGGGGCGAACTTTTTTAACCTGACACAAACAGCCGTTGCACTTCCTGATGATAAGATTGTCTATTTTCTTTTCCATATCGAACGAACAAAAGATGGGAATGAAAAGTGTAAAACGATTGGGCAACTGCTCGATGAGAAAATAACGCTTGAAGGACTTTTTACCATCGTTTTAAAAACAGTTGTGCTATTGGATGGAAATAATCAGCGGCAATTCTGTTTTGCGACCGTCAATAACGGTAGCGATACGGTTAAAACGCCGATGGGAATGTTTACGGAGCCGCTTATTCCGAACGATTTAAAAGCTGTTGATACGGTTATCCGTGAATATTACGGAATGCCTGAAAATGTTTTTACGCCGCCGCATTCCGATACCACACAGCAAGAAGCAAATCAGAGAAATGCACAAAACAAAGATACATCACCGCAAAATCCTAGCAATCAGCAATCTTCTATTTTAGATTTCGCTAAATCGTATACCGAGACGGTCTAACACTCGTACCATAAGGAGATACAAGAAACATGAAGAAAAAAGATGTTTTTATTTTTGATGAACAATTCCATGTATACCGACTAAACGGCGAAATCATTCCATCCGTTACAAAAATTATCCACACTATTGCAGGAAAAGATTTATCGCATATTCCCCCTGAAATCTTAAAAAATGCAGCGGAACGCGGTACGGCAATTCACAAAGAAATTGAAACAGGTGCTATTCAATCTGTTGAAGCAAAATGGATTGAACAAAACATCGTCCGTGCATCCTGCAAATTTGAGCAACAATTTTATCATACTATTGATGATTTTACTTATGCCGGAACTGCTGACATTGTTGCAAGCGATACGCTTTTTGATATTAAAACACAGAAAGAAGCGGACGTATTGAGCTGGGCGCTCCAACTTAACCTGTACAATCTCTTTTTCAAAAAGAAGTGTTTAAAGGTTTTGCATACGCCGAATACCGGCAATTTTTCAATTGTTGATATTCCGTTTTTATCAATGCCGCAGATACAGGAAGTTATCAGCGTCTATGTGCAAGGCATTCGGTTACGGGAGGACTTTATGAATGTACCGGAAGATAAAAAAGAAGTTGCTGAAATACCGCCGCCACTTGAACTCAATCTGAGAGTTGTTGAGCAGAATATCGGCACGCTCAATACAAACGCCGCTCAGCTATTAGAGCGGGTTAAGGAGCGCCTTGCATTTTATTCAGTAGACCGGTATAGCGGTGAAAACATCGCGGCGGCAAAAAAGGATAAGGCGGAATTAAACAATGCCGCAAAGCTTCTCAATGTGGAACGTATCCGCATTGAGAAAGAATTTATGAAGCCGATTGAAACATTCAAAGCAACGGTTTCAGAAACGGTAAATCTCATCAACGAATGTTCGGCAAAGATTGATGTAATTGTCAAAGAGGTTGAACAAAAAGAGAAAGAAACGAAGAAATCAATCATTATTGAATACTTTGAATCGCTTCATTTTTCACTTGTTGATTTTGATAGGCTGTTTAATCCGAAGTGGCTTAATAAAACAACAAAGCTCAAAGATATTCAAGACGAAATATATGAGCGGATTGAAAAAATACAAGCTGATTTAAGCGTTCTTGAGCGTATCGGAGAAGCGGAAGTGAAGCAATATTATTTATCAACGCTGAACCTCGATGCGGCTCTTGCAAAAGCGGATGAAATCAAAGCGAACAGGGAACGGCTTGCTGCTCTTGAAAAAGCGCAGGTAGAACAAAATAAAGCGCAAGAGTTATCCGAAAGAGAGCAGCCTGACATGGAAGCTGCCGGTGAAGAAACATCGGAGACAGATATTCCGTGCAGGCATCCTTCGCGGTTTATTCCCAGTTCGGCACGGACAAAAACGGCGAGGCAAGAAAAAGAAGAAAAGTTACAAGTTACCTTTATGGTAATTGGAACGGCAAATCAGTTAGTTGACCTTGAAGCGTATATGAAAACTGCACAGCTACGCTATGCATTTCAGTAGGAGGATAAAAATATGTTTAATGATTATCAGATAGATGAGAATTATTTTAATAACAATTTTAAAGCAGGTGAATGGGAATGTACCATCACTAAGGTTGAAGAGAAAATATCAAAGAAGAGTAATCCGATGCTTGTTCTTTCGTTTGCGATTGATGGGCAAGGAACGCTATATTACTACATTGTAGACGATGTAAGCTCCGAAGATGCATGGAGACGGCGCAACCAAAACCTTACCCGTTTTTTCGATTGTTTTTCAATCACACGTGGAGACTTTAATTATCGTTCATGGATTGGGCGAAGAGGTACTATCAAAATCGACAAACGCGCTCCGAATGAGAATGGAGAACAAAAAGGTTTTGAAGTAAAAGCCTTAATCGTACCGCAACAAATGCAGCAAAACAATAATAACGGAGCTTATCCGCAGCAAAGAAATACAACGCCTAATCACCCTACATACCCTCAACAAGGACAGTCGCGCCCACATCCGCAAGGACAAAGAGCGGCAGCGACTAATGGATATCAAAGCTATAATCAAACATCTCCACAAAACGGTTATCAGCAAAGACCTTCGGCGTATCAAGGAACGGTGCCGCAGGATACACAGACTGCTACTACCGATCCTGAAAATTTTGACAATATACCATTTTAATTGGTAAGGAAGGAAAAAAAGAATAACTGCCTGCCGTTTTTTCGTGCTTGAAACGACAGGCAGTATTCTCGACTGTTATTTTACACTATGGGAGGGAAAGTGTATACAGCAAGCGCGGTTGCAGAAAAAGCGCATGTCAATCCTGCCGAAGTGCGCTATTTTGCGCGGAAGTATAACATACCGAAAATCACAATTGAAAATAAGCAGCTCTTTATTTTTGACAAAAAAGATTATCGGCTTTTTCTCTTTTATAAGAATATCGGCAAAGAGAAACAAGATGATACAAGACAACTGCACTTTTCATTTTATGATAATCAGAAAAGCGTTATACAAAAGCAAAATATCATCAGCAAAAAAGATGTACAGCGTGAAAAAACGCTGATAAAAAAACTATGCACACTCTTACAAAAAGCCGGTATAAACGGTGTTGATAAAATAATTCTGCAAACAGCATTAAAAATCGATAAAAAGCAGCTTGAAAATATTTTAAATAAAAACACTTCGCTTCCCATCGCGGAAGATGACAAAATAGACAATAACCTGTATTGGGTTGGAGTATAAGGAGAAAACAATGAAATTTGACAAATCGAGAGTGTACACCGCGGTAAATGCGGATGAATTAAAAATCGGCAGTAAAGTTATTTGTGCCGATACGCTTGCATTATTAAAAGCACGTGTTGAACATTTCGGTGTGAGCTACAACGCATACGAAGTATTACGAGAAATCCTTCCTGATGATGAAGAATATCGATTTTGTGTAGGTTTTGGCGATGAAGTAATGTATGCCTTTGCGTATTTTGTTGAAAGACCTGATGAACATCCCTTTGGTAAATGCTATGGCTGTGGTTATGTATTCAATTCTGAATTACGCTTTGAATACGATATAAAATATTGTCCGCGGTGCGGGATGAAAATTGACAGCCCCTTTCCGACTGATTTTTAGATGACAGAATAGATAATAATCTGTATTGGGTTTGAATAACATAACGCTTTTTAGGAGGAATATATGAGCGAAAATGAAAGTAAAGCATTGACAGTAAGAGGGTGCCCCGTTCCGGCGGTGAGTGAACCGGCAACCGGACAGTATGCCGATAAGGAGCAGCTCGACATGCAGAGTATGTTTAACCAGCTTTTAAAGCAAGCAAATCATGCCGCGCATGAAGCGGAGGCACATCTGCAAGTAGAAGAGAAAAGCAATAGCGTTGCAGAGCTACAGGGGTTTTGTGCCGGCATCCGTAACTTCAAAAGCGCTGCGAATAAAGCAGGCTTTATTGTGCCACCTGCTTTATTTGACACGGCAAATAGAATGGAGCCGTGGGTGCAGCAAATCGATAACAGTGAAGACGGCGTTGATACGGAGTGTAACCTTGCGCTGGATGTGTTGAATGAATTTTCACGTATCCTTGATTCGCTTACAGCAAGCGACAGCTATACCGCCCTTGAAGAATCAATACAAAGTGCAATCAAAGCGAAAAAGGATTTTCTATATAGCGAGGCTAAAACAGGCCGTGATCTATTCTGGGTGCGCGGCTGGCATCGCGGCTTCACATGGGTAAAGAAGCAGATAAAAGAGCTACATTACTGGAAAAGCATCAAAGAACAACAGGCGGAAAAACGTGCAAAAGAAAAAGCATCTGAACTTCCCTTTGGCGATGATGTTGCATAAAAAGAGCGCGGACGCATGAGCGCATTGCGTCCGCAGGGATGAGGTGATAGGCAAAAACTTTTAGAGAGAATTGGGGAAACAATGAATACGCTTTTAATCGGCAACTGTAAAACAATTCTACCAACCCTTAAAACGAAATCAATCCAATGCTGCGTAACAAGTCCGCCGTATTACTCACTTCGTGATTACGGTGTTGCAGGACAAATAGGACAAGAGGATACGGTAGAAGAATATGTCAAGAATTTAGTTGCCGTATTTCGTGAAGTAAAACGAGTATTAAAAGATGATGGAACACTCTGGCTTAATCTTGGAGATAGCTACGCAGGGAGCGGCAAAGCCCGTACTAAAGCAGGAACATCTAATAATGTTGGTAAGCACTATAAACAAAGTACCCATAAAGGTTCACTACAAGGGATCATACATAAAACACCCTTATCAGGGTGGCTCAAGCCGAAAGATTTAATCGGTGTTCCGTGGCGAGTTGCTTTTGCGTTGCAAGAAGACGGATGGTATTTAAGGCAGGATATAATCTGGCATAAGCCGAACGTAATGCCAGAATCAGTAAAAGACCGCTGTACAAAATCACATGAGTATATTTTTCTCTTATCTAAATCAAAAAACTATTATTTTAATGCAGAAGCAATAAAAGAGGATTCGGTAACATTTGAAAATCGTCTGTCTGCAATAATACGAAACCGTGAATATGGATATGCAAGCAAATTAAATGCTACACATCCTTCGTATAATTTAAGAAGGAATGATAAACGGGACCCGTTCAAACAAGGATGCCCGCAAAAAAGATTAAACAGGAAAGACAGTGATTATGACATTACGAAGCGTAACAAACGGGACGTATGGACAATTCCGACACATCCATATAAAGGAGCGCACTTTGCCGCTTTTCCGCTGGGGCTTGTTATTCCTTGTATTTTAGCAGGAAGCCGTGAAGGGGGCGTGATACTCGATCCGTTTTTCGGTAGCGGCACCGTAGCAGAAGCAGCAACACTTTTAAATCGGAACTGGATTGGTATTGAATTAAATCCTGCCTATCAAAATCTTTATAAGGAGCGATTAGCGCTTTTTGCGTAAATAAACAATAGTAACAAGGATAACACTAAATAAAATGGAACGGATACAACTCTATCATGATTCATTTCAAAATTGGAAAGCGCACTACATAGAAAAAGCGCAGCTTGTATTATCTGATTTACCGTACCAGCTGGGATCGAACGCATACGGTTCTAATCCGAGTTGGTACATCGGCGGAGATAATAAAAATGGAGAAAGTAAAAACGCGCGCTCTTCATTTTTTGACACCGATAGCAAGGCGGGTTTTAGAATTGCTGAATTTTTCCACTTTTGCAACAACCTTTTAATCAAAGAGCCGAAAGCAAAAGGGACGGCGCCGTGTATGATATTATTTTGCGCATTTGAACAGCAATTTGAATTGATTGAAGCGGCGAAGCAGTACGGATTCAACAATTATATCAATCTGGTATTTCGGAAGAATTTTTCCGCACAAGTATTAAAAGCAAACATGCGTATTGTCGGTAATTGTGAATACGGGCTCATTTTTTATCGTGATAAGCTACCTAAGTTCAACAATAACGGCAAGATGATTTTTAATTGCATGGACTTTGAACGAGATACTGCAACGCCAAAAATTCACCCGACGCAAAAACCGCTTAAATTACTGGAACATTTAATCCGCACCTTTACCGACATAAACGATGTTGTAATCGATCCATGCGCCGGAAGCGGTACAACATTACTCGCCTGTAAAAACCTCGGACGGAAAGGATACGGCTTTGAAATAAAAAGAGAGTATGTCAAAGGCTTTTATGAAAAGCTCTTGCCGCTTGCGCAAGGAGACCTCTTTATTCAAGCAGAATTAGAACGGCAAGAAAAAGAAAAGCAAGCACGACGCGCAGCAGCGTTAATCAATGCGTAAACAATAAAATAATGGAGCTTCAATATGGCGATGAGTTTTATCTTTTATGAAACATTTGCGAAACAATTAAAACTATTAGACAAAGAATTACGCTATAAGTTTTATGAAGCGATTGTTGAATACGGGCTTTATGGTACAGAGCCCGATTTTACAGGGCTTGAAGCGTGTGCATGGATTCCAATACAAGAATCAATCGACAATGCCAAAGCCCGCCGCGTAAAAAATATCAACGACGGTAAAAAAGGAGGTCGCCCTGAAATACCGCAAGAAGTACAAGATAGTATTTGTGATGACCTAAAAAACGGACTAACGCAAAAAGAAACAGCTGAAAAACATGGTGTATCACAACAAGTTGTATCAAAAATTAAAAAAGGGGTTTATGGTACCACGCACCACAAACCATCATCAAATACCACAAACCTTGATGTAGATGTAGATGTAGATGTAGATGGTAATGGTAATGATATTCCGCCGGAAGTCTCCGACGGGGACGCCCCGCCTGCACCTGTTCAAAAAACACAAACCATTCCAGAACAAGCAAAACGGTTAGCGCTCCTACTCTATGACTTACACCGGCAGATCGATACTCACTTCACCACCAGTCAAAAGCATATCGAGCAATGGGCAAAAGACATAGAAAAGCTCAATCGCATTGATAAACGCAGCTATGAAGACATTGAAAAAGTGATCCGCTGGATAAAAACCGCGGGTAACTTCTGGTGTCCCAATATCATATCCGGCTCAAAATTGCGAGAAAAATACCCGCAAGTGTTTTTGCAAATGCAGCAGCAACACACCCGCGATCCGCCTGAAGGGAAAAATAAGCGCTTCGATTGCAACGTAACCGGCGCTCAAGAAGATATGCCGTTTTAAGCTCAAGGAGGAATTATGCGCACATGTGAGATAAAAAAATCAAAAGACTACACCCCGCTTTTTCACGGCAAAGAAGCATTGTTTCACTGCGAAAAGCACGGGGATGTGAAAGTCATGCACCTAGACGGCTCAACCAAGCCGCCTCAATGTCCTTTGTGTGTACAGGAGCGCGAAGAGAAAAAAAAGCGGGGAAAGCTTGAAGAGCAGCGAATAAAAAAGCTCACGGCAATGGGTATCCGCGACAAATATTTTAACGAAAGTTTTACCACGTATGAGCCGCAAAATGAAAAAGCCGCGCAGTACCTCAACGACCTTTATGAACTTGCCAAAAATCCGCGCGATACGTTTGTATTGCTCTATGGGAAAAGCGGCACGGGTAAAAGCCACCTTGCAAGCGCAGCGGTTGTACTTAATAACGCGGAATATACCACATGGGAATTTTTAGACTTGAGAATTAGATCGACGTATAACAGCTACGCAGCAAAAAAAACAGAATACCAGATGATAATGCACTATTGCACTATTCCGTTTCTTGTTATCGACGAAATCGAGAAAGGTAAGAATGAAGATGCAAAGATGCGCTGTTTGTCGCTTATTTGCCGTGAACGACATGAGCGCAATCGCCCCCTCTGGCTTGCGGGGAACTGTAATTACGAGTGGGTAAAAACAATGCTTGACAGTTCTGTTATCGACCGGCTGAAAGAAAAGGGCAAGTCGTTCAATTTCGACTGGGAAAGCTACCGCCCGAAGCTGCGGGAAGCAGCCGCGATTAAAAATGAGCGTAATGAGTAATTGCGCAAACACAATTTAAGTGGAGGAATAAAACTATGGTAAAAGGATTCAAAGGATTTAATGAAGATTTGACATGCAGAGGATTTCAGTATGAAATCGGTAAGACGTATAAGCACAACGGTGAAGTTGAGCTTTGTCGTAGTGGTTTTCATTTTTGCAGAAAATTAGAAGATGTGCATAATTTTTACAACTTAAAAACATCTCGCATCTGCGAAATTGAAGCCAAGGGGAAAATTGATGATGATGGCGTAAAATCTGTATGTTCACGGATGCGCATCGTGCGAGAGGTATCACGTGAAGAAATTTTGTCTATAATAAACATCGGCGAAAAAAATACAGGGCTGTTCAACAGTGGCGACCGCAATAGTGGTAGATTCAATAGCGGTAACCACAATAGCGGCGATTTTTGCTCTTGCGATTATTCTTCCGGTATTTTTATGACAAAGAAAATCACGTATGAGGTCTTTAATAAACAGCTTACCAAAGAAGAATACGATGATCTGATAGGAAGCGAAGGATTTAGGCTTTTACAACGCTTTAGGTTATACGCATTCAAAACTCGGACTGAAAAGAACGGGCAGAAACGCCTTGCCTATTTATCCTACAAAACAAGCTGGCGAATGTTTTGGCAAACGCTTACGCCAATGCAAAAGCTGACAGTCAAAAGAATGCCGCATTTTGACGCGGATGTGTTTTATGAGATAACCGGTATCAAGCTGGGATAGTTTGCAAAGGAGAAGTAAATACTATGTATTCTTATACTAATGTCATGAAATTGATAGCGGTTGCCTGTTATTTCATTCACGAAGACTCTCAACTGAAAAAAATCGAAAAGCAAAGGAGGACTAAATAATGGAATTTGATAAATCGAGAGTATACACCGCGGTCAATGCGGATGATTTGAAGATAGGGAGTAAGTGTGTTTTGGCGGACACAATACAAGAGCTTAAAGAAAGAAAATATATTGATACGCTAGTAGGTGTCGCCGATGAGAGTCATGCGTGTCGTTTTGTATCAGAGTATTGGAATGGTTGGAAATATGCACTTGCCTACCTTATCGAACCACCCGCCGAACCGAAGTACAAGCCGTTTGAAAGCGTTGAAAAAGCGATGGAAGCAATTAAAAAACACGGCGGGTGGGTGAAAGACGAGGGAACTGGGTGCACGTTTTTGGTATTAGGGTATGGAATACACAAGGAAGATTTTTCTATTTATATAAAATCCGAATGGACTTCTTTAGAAGACTTATTTTTAGATTATGTCTTTGCCGACGACGATAGCCCCTGCGGGGAATTGGTGGAAGAGGAATGACCTACCTATCTGTCTGCTCCGGTATAGAAGCGGTAAGCGTTGCATGGGAATCGTTAGGGTTTACGCCTATCGGCTTTGCAGAAATTGGAAAATTCCCTTGCGAACTGTTACGGCAAAAATACCCGAACGTCAAAAACTATGGAGATATTACGCAATATGAAAAATGGAATATCGGACAATTTGACATTCTGGCAGGAGGAACACCTTGCCAGTCTTTCAGTATTGCCGGAAAGCGTGGCGGAACCGCTGACGAGCGAGGAGCTCTTATGTATGCCTATCTGGGAATTGTGGAAACATACCGTCCCTGCTGGGTTATATGGGAAAATGTCCCCGGCGTATTATCCTCGAACAGCGGATATGATTTTGCATCGTTCCTTGCAGGGCTGGAAGAATGCGGGTATGGGTGGGCGTACAGGGTGCTTGACGCTCAATATTTCGGAGTACCCCAACGCCGCCGTCGAGTCTTCGTTATCGGACATATTGATAACCGAACAGACCTTGCCGCAAAAGTATTATTTGAGCAGCAGGGCGTGTGCAGGGATATTCAGACGGGCAAAAAACAGAAACAAGAAACTTCCGAAAGCATTAGAGGAAGCTCTGCAAGCACAATGTATTTAGCACATCCAAGCGCAAGCAGATATGCAGAAGCTGGTAACGTTACCGATACTGTTACCGCCCGTTACGGGACAGGCGGAGGCAATACCCCTCTTATAGTAGATTCATTTTTTAATGTGTCAAAAAAAACGAGCAGAATATTAAAAGCAACGGATTATAAAACACATCCGATATGTCTTGCAGGAAATACTATCAACCGCACTGTAGGCGGCGGTAATGGTACAGGGTTTAGTCTGTCAAATGCGTATACATTAACGGCATCAGATATTCATGCTGTTGCTGTCAACCATACTGTCCGGTATCTCACCCCGCTTGAATGCGAACGGCTGCAAGGTTTTCCCGATAACTGGACACAAATTGAGTGGAAAGGAAAACCTGCTGAACAATGTCCCGACAGCCTACGCTATAAGGCAATCGGAAACAGTATGGCAGTTCCGGTTATGCGCTGGATTGGGGAAAGGATTAAACGAATAGAGGAGAAAACAAAATGGAAATGAACAATATAAAAATAGTAGAAGCGATATATTTTCCGAAGCCGTCTGCTATTTTTAAAGAAATACCGCAGCCATTTATGGGATGTGATGAATATGTGAAAGCGTGGTGCTATAACGGGCTGAATATTATAGCAAGCGTTTCAAAATATGACGGGCAAGAATGGCTTCATGTATCATTCAGCAGAGCAAAACGTATACCGGATTACAAAGATATACAGCTCATAAAACGCCATTTTATTGGTGAAGATAAAAAAGCGGTAATGGTTTTCCCGGAAAAAGAATTTTATGTAAATATCCATCCATATTGTTTGCATTTATTTTATAGCCCTCATAATCCGCTACCGGAGTTTAGCGATGGGAGTGGTTTAATATAGGAGAAAACAAAATGATAGAAATAAATTTTGAAAAAGAACTGGAAATGTATTTTTACAATAAAGGCTTAGGAAGTGAAAGCGGAAAAGAAGCTGCTGATATGTTAGTCTTTTTAAAAACATTACTGAACAAACAGCTGAAAGATATTGAAGATTCCGCAGAAAATCTTATGGATGACATGTTTACACTGAGAAACAGTCTTTTTAATAATCAGGATAGCAAATTATCGGAGGAAAACTAAATGCCGTTAAATAAATCGACCGGAAATATGTACGACTTCATTACGCATACGTGGAACACAATTAAAGGCGAATGCCCTCACGGATGCAGCTACTGTTATATGAAGCGCTGGGATAAACAATCGCCGCTGTACTTTGACGAAAAAGAGCTAAAAACCGATTTAGGGAAAGGTAATTTTATCTTTGTAGGTTCTTCCTGTGATATGTTTGCTGAAAAAGTTCCCTTTGATTGGGTGCATAAAACATTAGAACATTGCAAAAAGCACCCTGAAAACGAATATCTATTACAAACTAAAAATCCTGATAGACTTGCAATGTTTTTTCAAATGCTACTAAATGAATATTTTTCTTTATGTACTACCTTAGAAACAAATAGAACGTACCGGGCAATAATGAACACAAGTCCGTCCATTCTTGATAGGGTTTTAAGCTTTGCAAAAATACCCGCGGAACGTAAATATATCACAGTTGAACCTATAATGGATTTTGATCTACCGGAATTTATCACAATGATAAAACATTGCAATCCTAGAAAAGTCAACATCGGAGCAGACTCAAGTCCGAAGCGTAACAAACTGCCGGAGCCGCCGAGAGAAAAAATCCTAGAGCTTATTGCAGAACTTGAAAAATTCACAACCGTCGTGCAAAAGAAAAACCTGAAAAGGTTATTAAAAAGGGGAGACAAATGAGCGATAAAATAAAACTTTACGAAATCAGTGATTGGTTTGACTGTCATGGTAATCATTACAGGGCATGGAGTTTGTATAACGAATGGAGAGGCTTAGAGCGATACAGAAAAGAAGAAGCCGAGGAAGACGGGGAAAAACACCAGAGGGCGCTTGAATATCTTTTGAAAGATAATGGGAGATAAATGTGAAAATAGAGACATATAAAACACGAGCGGATATCTTATATAAACAAATTTATAGAGAAAGCGTCCCGTTAAAAGATAAAATACTGCAAGTTATTATTACTTGTACTGATACGAAATTAAAATCATTGTTACAGGATATGTTTGTTCTGGTATCGCAGGAAGAGGCGCGGGCAAAGCAGGCTTTCCTTTTCATATCGTCAACGACAAATAAAGAAGCATGTCAGGAAGAGTATAAAACCTTAAAATTTCTTAATACTTGTTTCCTATCGGAGTCTATTGGTAGAGCCGAGCTGTTAGATCAATGGGAAAAAGCTTATGAATAACTTTAATTCGGTGCTTATTGAGGGAATAGTAGAAAGCGAACCTGTTGTTACCCTATCGGAAAAGGGGACGACGATTTGTACTTTTACGCTTATTTCAAAATGTACTTTTCAAGAAATGGATACTCCGCAAGAAGATACGGTAGAGATAACGGTTGAGACATGGGCGCGAGTCGCAGAAATATGCGATAAATATTGCATGAAGGGAGGTGCTGTTAAAATTATCGGACGGTTAAAACAAAATGTAACAGATAGCAGAGCTACAGTAATAACGCATAGTATTGAGTTTAGACCGATAGTAAGAACATAACTTAGGAAAAAGGATAGCAAATAAATGAATATCGGAGATGTGTTTTATCTTGAACGGCATAAGCGCCGTTTAACCTTACGTGATGTTGCGTGTAAAATAGGATGTTCTGCATTGTATGTTTCTAAAATAGAAACAGGGAGCGTATTGCCATTAAAAAGCGATATTTTGTTTAAACTTTGTGAACTATATGGCTTAGATTGCGATGAAATACATCGGTTTCCCTGTGAAGAAGATACAAACAAACGAGAAAGTATACAATCAGCCGAAATCTAATCCTGCGCCGCAGCACACAACAACAGTCCAATCGCAATATAAAACCGGTTTCGTAACATGCAGACGATCCGATCTCGCGTTTTTAGGGCGTTGCTGTGTTATGCATTTAATCAATCACGGATAGTACTATGAAAACAGATGCAAGCGTAGAGATTGTCCGCTGGCAGGGCAATGAATTGACGGTACGGCTGCCCGGCGAAATTGATAAAAGGGAGATGGATTTTTATATTCAACACCGCAGAGAGCTGTATAAGCGGAACATGAAAGAAAATAAACGTCCCTTCCATTATCCGCTCATTGAACTGCTGTTATCCGACAAATACAAAAAACGCACCACGGGAAAAAATTCACAAAATACCAAGCTGCACGGCATGATCCGTACCATTGCCAACGATACGGGTAATGATTTTGAAATGGTAAAATATGTCATAAAACAGAAAGCAATGAACGAACTCGGCTATCCTACAATGCGCGGAGATGATGGGGAGCCGGTATGGAATGCGTTATTGCATGAACCGTTTCCACAAAGTGAGGCAGATTGCACAACGGTCGAAGAAAGCCTCTTGATAGAAGCGGCGTATTTAATCGCTGCTGAAAACGGGATTGTATTAAACTGATTTGCGTTACGCACCCGTAATCATGACAATAGAAATATGAGGAGGTTTAGCTATGAAAACTAAACTTATGGTTATCACCATTTTAGGACTTATCTTGTTTGGCGTACTGTTTATGCAGTGTACCCACGTTCTTTTTATTGACTGTATCGGAGCTGCGGCGGTATTAGCCGGAGGGGGTATTGCAGCCTATGACTGCATAAAACGCAAGAACCGAGCAGCATTGATACCTCTGGCAATAAGTATCATAACATTCATCATAACGGGGGTTATACCGTTTGAAGGTTCAATTTTAGTAGCAGCTTTCGGTTTTATTGCATTGGGTTTATACATTTATCTAACCTATTTTTTAAGTCGCCGAAAGAGCGCAACAGAAAAACACTAACACAATGGGCAGCCCCGTCGGGTTTTATCTCCTTTACCGGCGGGGCATTTTTTAACTGGAGTGTAAACAGATGAATGAAGTATCGCTTTTTAAAAACAAACCGGCAGCAGAAAAAACAATGACAACGAAAGAACTTGCCAATGCACTTGGGGTCTCTTCGGATTCAATTCTTCTTGCTGTAAAACGTCTGAACCTTACCGAAAATATTCGGCAAGTACCTATTAACGGTAAGATGGGATATGTGTTTACGGAAGCGCAAGCGACGGCAATAAAAATTGCATTACAAAATCATTCAAAGGTTGCGCAAAACGGATTTAGCACCTTTACTATTTCTAATGATTTAGAAATGTTTGTATTACAAAAACAACTGGATGCATATAAAGATAAACGAATTGCGGAACTGACTGCACAAAATGAACAGCTGAAAATTGAGAACGCCGAAGCAAAACCAAAAGCGGCGTATTACGATACGCTCATTGAACGAGGGAACGCTACAAATATCCGTAATACGGCAAAGGAATTAGGCATGCCAGAAAAGCAGTTTATAAAGCAGCTGCAACGAGACGGCTATTTGTATCGTGATAAGCACAATCTGTTATGTCCGTACGCTGACTATGTGCAAAAAGGCTATTTTGAAATGAAAGAATGGCAGCACGGGCAAAAGAGCGGCATACAAACGCTGATCACGGTTACCGGTAAACAATACTTTCTCGGCAAGTATAAAAAGGCGGCATAAAAGATGAATAAAACAACAGAAAGCAAAACAGAAAAAGATAAAGGAAAACAAACAAAATCGGCGGTAGAAAAGACAGGGCTTATCCGTGCTGAACGTTCGGATAAACCGCTTTTAAAAGGTCATGTAACACATTTAATAAATCATGGATAAACAATAATGACAATAAAAGAAACCCGCCTGTATGTCTTTAATAGGGCGTGCTGGAGATGCGCCGTATGTGGCAAAAAAATAGACTGGAACACGGGACACCTCGCGCACCGGATACCAAAGACAAAGGGGAATATCAAACAATACGGCTTATCCATTATTGATCATCCGTTTAATGTGCGGGCAACGTGTTCATTACGTTGCAACGCAGCGGTATTGATTGGTAATAGTTCGATAGAAAAAATGCAGCTTATCGAAGCGATTAAAAGGACTTGCAAAGAAAAAAATGAAAACAGGGCGCAAGCAATCTGAAAAAATACAGCAAAAAATACATGAGTTTATACCTCTTTTACGTGGACATCCTGAAGGTCTTAGCCGCAGGCAAATCAGAGAAAAACTTTCAATTTCAAACAGTATGTTTGAGAAACTCCTGTATAACACTGCTGACTATCCTATCGGCTATGACAATCGGTTTAATGACAATTATTATTGGGTTGGAAGATAACAATGTTTCATAAACCGCATAAATATAACGTCGTAAGTAAGGAACGCCGAACCGCTGACGGTATTACGTTTGACAGTATGGCAGAAATGAGACGGTATCGTGAGCTTAAAATGCTTGAAAAATCCGGCGTAATATCCAGCCTTGAACTCCAGCCGAAATTCTTACTTATTCCGAAAACAGAAAAAGGCGGCAGAGCAGTCTACTACAAAGCTGACTTTAAATACATCAAAAACGGCAAAACCGTATACGAAGATGTCAAAGGCGTACAGACCGAAGTATACAAACTCAAGAAAAAACTGTTATTCTATCACTATCCTGATATTTGCTTTTTTGAAAATAAAGTGTGAGAAAAGATTAGAAACACTTGACAATATGCGCATAAAATAAGTATGATATTAGTATGAATGAACGAATGCAAGCTATAAAAGAATTGGAAAAAGCTGGATATGTTTTTAAACGGCACGGCGGAAATCACGATATTTATTGCAATGCTGAATTAAAATGCTCTATTCCTTTAAAACGGCACAGTTTCAACAAAAATGACTTGCGGTACATTCAAAAAGAAATCGAACAAGGAGCGAAAAAATGAAATATGCTTATACTGCAATTTTTACAGAAAAAGATGGTACTGTGTATGCGCGTGTTCCTGATCTTAAAGGCTGTATAACGACTGGCAAAGATTTACAAGATGCTATAGAGCAAATCGAAGATGCGATGGCGGCATGGTTATGTGTGGCAGAAGATGAACAATTTGAAATTACTAAAGCGACACCACAACAGCAAATAGCGCACAAAAAAAATGATATACTCTCAATAATCAGAGCTGATACGACTCGATATCGGGCTATGGCTGAAAACAAAGCGATCCGTAAAAATGTAACGCTACCTGCTTGGCTTGCGGAAGCGGCGGAAAATGCAAACATCAATTTTTCACAAGAGCTACAAAGTGCATTAAAGCAGCGGTTACAGATAGCATTGTAATTTTATTAAAAGCTGGTATACTGTAGAAGTATAGAAAGGACAATAAACATGCAAGTAAAAGTATTGAGCGTAAAAAATCCTTTTGCCTATTTAATTTTGCAAGGCGGTAAAGATGTAGAAAATAGAACATGGACTACCGATTACCGCGGCAGACTTTATATTCATGCAAGCGGCGATACGTTACCATATCCTGATAGCGATAGTGCGCCTCCTAAAATCTTAGAATGTAATGAAGATGATATATTCCGCTTATATGGCGATTACGTGAATACTCTCGATGATTATATTGATAATCTAAATGATCGGTATGTTGAAGCCGGTGTTCCTACTGGTACAAAAAGTGAAGAAGAATGGTGTGAAAGAATTAAAGAACGCGCTGAACTATGGCTTTTAAAAAGTCAATCGATAATCGGTTATGTTGATTTAGTTGATATTATACAAAACAGCTCCAGTCCGTGGTCTATAGAAGGACAGTATCACTGGATATTAAAAAATCCTACACTTCTTGAAAATCCTATCCGGCAAGTTAAAGGCAGATTAGGATTATGGAATTACAATCTGCCTTAACAACAATCTTTCCTTAAAAGCATATCCTTATCTCATTTTATTTGTGTTACGCACTGCGATTGCTTTACAATAAAAACACTTGAACTTTTTTAGGAGGTGTTTTTATGCTTTCATATTGCGGTAGACCTGTTATTTGTTTTGATGCTTCCGGCGGAGGCGGCGGTAGTTTTGCGCGAAGAATAGGCGTAGGAACTAAAAATAGTTTTATCCTCAAAACAAAAGACGATAGAGGGCGTGTTCGTTACCGCTAGCCTATGAAAAACCTGTATGCGTCAATACGGTACATGGCGGAGAATATCAGCTCTGCCATTGTACTTTATTCACTCGGAAAAGATTCAACGGTAATGCTGGACTTATTCAATAAGTTTATGAAAGGGCGATATACGCCCGTTTTTTTATATTACTGTGAAAACCTCGAAAGCAAAAATAAAGTGATCCGCTATTACGAAAAGCGATACAATATTAAGATTGAGCAGTATCCACACTACGAAACAACCTACCTGATTTCACGAGAGGGGAAAAACATAAAGCGGCCCACAATGGTCGATACCTTTGCCGCATTGCGAGCAAAATATAACATTGAATACATAGCATTAGGCTGGGAGGCTTGCGAGAGCTTAGCAAGAGCCTGTATGCTTAAAACCTTTGATAACGGTATCGATTGGAAGTACAAAAAGCTCACACCCCTCCACCTTTGGGCAAAAAAAGATATAGATAACTACATAAAACAAAACCGCCTCATCCTTGCGCCGGAAGTCTATTCCGGTTTTCGCAATATTGACATCTATAAAGGCGAATCCCTCGAATGGCTTAAAAACAATTTTCCCGATGATTATCAAAAATGGGTAACAAAATACCCGATGGCTCAAGCTGATTTTGTAAGGTGGCAGGAATATGGAAAATAACAAGTTTGAAGTCTATCAAATACAAACGGTACAGCGCAGCAGCATCCACGAAGCTCCGTATAATCCGAGAAAAATATCGAATGAAGCCCGTAAAAAACTCAAGAAGGGCTTAAAAACGTATGGACTGGTGCAGCCGATAGTCGTCAACCGCAAGACAATGAATGTCGTCGGCGGGCATCAAAAACTGTCGATAATGGACGAAGAATATAAATACCCTGCAAATGATTATTCTTTGCAAGTATCGATGATAAATGTTGACGAGGAAACGGAAGTAAAAATCAACATCTTCTTGAATAATCCCGCCGCTCAAGGCGAGTGGGATAACGAGTTATTACAAGAAATAAAATTGTCCTATCCTGATATTGATTTTCAAAAAGACTTAGCTTTTGATATGCTTGATATGCAGTATATTTTTGCCGGTTCAAGCCTCTTTGATGATGAAAACGATTCTCTTTTTGATACTAAAACGGAACAGGAAGATATAGTCGATATGGTAGAAGCGGCAAAAAAAGCCGACCGCTTGAAAGCTGCGCGGCAGGCGGAACGGGATATGCGCAAAGCCGATAACCGAAGCGATAACGACTATCAAGCAAAGTACGATGACTACACGCTTACCCTTGTATTTGAAAACAATGCCGCAAAGCAGGATTTTTGCAAGAGGGCGCACATCGAAGCAAAAGAAAAGTTTGTAAAATCTTCAATCCTTTACGACGTGGCGGACGGTAAAATCAACATGAGAGGGCAACCGTAATGGTCGAAAAATGGGAGCGGCAAGAAGCGGAAAGCGCGAAACAGTACGCATACTTTAAAACCTTTCTTGACCTTGGCGCCTTGCGGACAATCCCAAAAGTACAAGAAAAGACTAACAAAAGCCTAACATATTTGAACACTTTATCCTCTCGTAACAACTGGATAGCCCGTGCCGACGCTTACGATCGCTATATTGACGAAATTACCCGTAAGGAAAATATCGAGGCAATTAAGAAAGCGAACAAAGAAAACATACAACTTGCGCAGGCGATAAAATTTGTTGCGGGGAAAAAAGCAAAATTACTCATCGACAAAATCAAAGCAGCCGGAGACGATACGGAAAGTTTAAGCGAAGTGATAAATGAAATATCGTGGAATGTGTTACCGCAGCTTGCGAATATGGCAGTTGAGATTGAACGCAAGGCGTATGGTATGAACGAGGAAATCTTAAAAATATCGATCGGAGACACTTCCGGCAGTGATGATATTGAAGTAAGCATATCGCTTAAAAAAGCGGCATTGCGTGAAAAACTAATGCCGATTGAAGATAAGCATACCCCGCAAGAGGAGAACGCATGAGAGCCGAACCGGTAACCACACCCACACCGGTGAAAACTGGCTGGAAATGTATTGATGACAGAACTCTCACTGCTGATATGCTCAGGCGCGACAAGGAAGCGCAAGAAGCGTTTATCAATGCGCTTACCCCCGCAGAGCTTGACGCGCTGCCGTTCGACTGGGGCTTTTGGGCGCGGGATGATCAGCTTCCGCCCAGAGACTGGATAACCGGAGAAAAATATATCTGGTGTCTCCGCTGCGGACGCGGCTGGGGTAAGACACGGACAGCAGGGCAAGCGATCATCGAAGCGGTAAGAACGGGCAAATACAAACACCTTTCATTATGCGGAGCAACAGCGGAAGAGGTGCGCGATATTATGATCAACGGTGAATCGGGTCTTGCCCGCTATTGCCCGCCGTCTCTTGGTATGGTGTATAAGCCGTCGATAAAAAAAGTCTTTTTCAGTAACGGGGCGGTTATCAGTATTTTCTACGGTTCAGAACCGGAGAAATCTAGAGGGGCGCAGTCTGATTGGCTCTGGTGCGATGAAATACACAAATGGCAATATCCTGAAGAAACCTTTGATAACCTTCTTCTTGGCTTACGTCTAGGGAGCAATCCCTTATGTGTGGTAACGAGTACCCCGAAACCGACAGCATTTACCAAGCGGCTGGAAGGACTGACAAACGGCGATGGGAAGCCCTGCGTACACGTAACGGTCGGCAGTACCTACGAGAATAAGTCAAACCTTTCTCCGGCATTTATCAGCACGATTGTTTCAAAGTATGAAGGGACCCGTTTAGGGCAGCAAGAACTCTATGCGCAAATCCTTGACGATAACCCGAACGCCCTCTTCAAAAAAGACTGGATAGAAAATAACAAGGTTGACGCGTTACCGCTCGTTACAAACCGCTATCGTATTGTTGTCAGTGTAGACCCTGCGGCAAGCCATACAGCGGATTCAAACCATACCGGCATTATCACGGTATTAGAGGGAGCTGCTCCTGAACGGCTTATCAGCGCCGCTGCTATTCAGCACAAAAATGAAAGCCACTACTACGTGTTAGCGGATGCATCGCTTATCGGAACTCCTCATCAATGGGGCGTAACGGTAAAAGCGCTGGCAGAAACACAGAAAGCCGATACGGTTGTTATCGAGGATAACCAAGGCGGCGATATGGTAGAAAGTACGCTCATCAACGCAGGGGTAACGCAGCGGATTCATCGTGTGCGGGCAGTGCATTCAAAACTGGCGCGGGCGCTTAACTCATCGACTCTTTGCGAGCAGGGACGTATTCACTTCTACCGGAACCCGCTGTCCTATCATGCAGAACACGGAACCGATCCGCTTGATATGCTTGAAGCAGAATTATGTAACTGGCAGCCGGGCGACGATAGCCCCGACCGTATGGACGCATTCGTTCACGCAATCAATTATCTAAAACCTGATCTAAAAGACTTAGCGCACGAAGATGCGGCAAAAAGAGCATTGTTTAATGTTCTGGGAGGCGGACTATAACATGAAACTAACAGACTTTTTTATGCGGAATCGGAGTATATCCGGCTTATTCTTGGATAGCGGCATTACAAAACGGGATGCAGCTGAAGCATTTAGCAGCGTAAAAACGGACTATGTGCTCTCCCGCTCTCTGTATTCTTCAGCGCCGTCGCATCAGAGCGGATATCTTGACTATGCGCTAGGGAACTACTGTACCAAGCTTTATATTGATACCTTTTGCTGGTTTATCGGCTTACCTGATATTCAAGCGGAAAGCGATACGTTTTCAAAATTGATACAAGCGTTTTTAACGAGAAACAAGACGCTGTTATTCAATATTTATAAGCAGACGATGATAGACGGTAAGCATTATGTCTGGGTACGATTAGAGCAGACTGCAACGGGAAGGAGTGAAATCCGCATAAAGCAAATCCCCCTTGAGCTTGTTATTGAAGATGATTGTATTAAAGACCTTGCAGGCGGCTATACGCGCTTTGTAACCGAGACAGTCGAGCAATGGAAAGACAGCGGCGTAGAGCGTAAAGCGGTCATCCGTATCACCCTTGAAGCGGGTAAGGAAACAATCGACATTGACGGCGACCTGCCTGCGGGGTATCAGAGTAAACAAACCGTCAACCGTACCGCGTTCCCGTTTGTGCCGGTATTCTGCCTTTATAACAACAAGCAAACATTTTTAAAAGACGGCATCCCTGAAATTGCTCCAGCTGTTCCATTTATCCGCCGGTATGATGCGACCTTGCGGAAAATCGGGCGGCATATCGACAATATCCTTGAGCCGCGTTTATTGGTAAAGGTAAAAAATGTCGCGCAATTCCTTAAATACTCATTCGGGCTCACAGATGAGAAAATCGGACATATTGCAGAAGGGAAAGAAGCAGTTGATATGACGCAGTTTAAGGCGGCTATTATGGACGGCGAAGATGCGGCAAGCGATATCCGGTATGTCGGGCAAGCCAATAATGTAGAAAGCGCCGTTTCGCTCCTCAAGCTCTTACACTGGATTATCGTTGAGCTTACGATGCCTGAATACTTGTATGGTACAGCAATGCAGGCAACCAATGCGAGCGTTGCAGAGCAGTCTCCGGTCTGGGCAAAGAAAGTAGAGGGACGGCAAGGGGAGTATAACGAGTTTTACTATTGGCTTACCGATGTATTCAAAGCAGCCCGCATTGCGCTTGCAGGACGCGATGAATTTGCAGGGGACGGGGGAGCAGATAATCCGATTGTCCGCTGGCAGGAGCTGACGGCAAAAGATGATGTTGCAATGATGAACGCTCTCGCTACCTTTGTCAGCGCAATGGATAAGGCGATGACAATGGGCTTAGTCTCTCCCAAAAGCGCCTTTAATACCCTTAAAACTTTTATGGCAATCCCTACCGACTATGAAACGGAAAAGGATGCCGCTACCGAATGGCTCAAGCTCAAAATCAGAGTTGAAGCATTGCAGGATAGAATCCGCAGCGGAGACATAGAAGCCGAAGCCGCGATTGAAAACCTCTTTAAGAGCGCGTAAATGGACTTTGATTTATCGGGCTTGCCGGAAGAGCTGCAAGGTTTTATCCGCACCGCATTACAAGGCAGGCGTAAGGCATTGCTCACCGCAGAATCGGAGATAAAAGCCGCGTTGCAAGAAAGTATCAACCGCATACGAGAGCGGATTGGTACGCGCGGCGTTTTTACCGGTATCAGCAAAGAACTGGCAGAGCATATCGCTGAGGAAAAAGTCTTTTTTGCATCCGAGCTTGACCGTATTACACAGGAAGGATTAACCCGCGCGGCGTATGCGGGGCTTTTTGTCGGTGAACAAACAAAACGGTACTACAAAGAAAAAGGCTTACTCAAATTCCGCCTGATTGAAAAAGATATACTTCGTGAAGCGGAGATAATCGCAGAAAGCACGATGCGCAAGCAGCGGATATTCAAGGATAAAGAATTTATCCTTTCCGACCGGATATGGGACTTATCCGATAACAATTATGAAAAGATAAAAGAAATTATCTCAAGCGGCATCAATACCGACTGCGTAAAAGTTGCAAAGGCTTTACAGCAGTATGTAAAAGAAGGGGCGCAAACCTTCGCAAAAGACTATCCAAATATGTATGACAGGATGGGCGGGCGGGTCCCGAAGAACTTAAACTATGAAGCCTTACGGCTTGCTCGCAATGAATTATCCGAGGTGTATTGGCAGGCAACGATTGACGGCTTCAAAGAAAATCCCGCAGTGAGGGCGGTAAAATGGCTATTATCGAATAACCGGCTTGCGGGCTATCACGATATTTGCGACACGCTTGCATATTCCAACGACCACGGACTGGGTGCGGGTATTTATCCTATCGATGCCGCCCCAGAAAAGCCGCATGTTTGCTGTCTTTGTTCTTTGGCGCCGGTTATTGCAAAAGATATAGAGCGCGCAAACGTTGCCAATAAGCCGCCTGAAAACTGGGAAGAAATAAAACAGCGGCTTGAAAAAACTTCTGCATTTATCAACCTTGACGAATTAAGTGAAGAACAAAAAGAGAAGCTAAAAAAGCAGCGGCATGATGCGTATCTTGTACGGCTTGAAAAGAAACTTGAAACGCTTCATAATGAACCTGCCAAGTACCGAAAAGCATACGCTACGTGCTATGGTACTACCGTCAATAAGCATAAACAGAACCGGCATATTTTCGGCTCTAAAACACTTAAAAAAGACGGCAGCTACTTCAAAAACGACCTTGAAGCCTTGCAAACGATTATCGATGAAAAGGCGGGGAAAGGCGTGATACGGCTTACAAAAAGAAACCTTACGGAAATTATACAGGATGACAGGCTCAAGGGATTCGATGTTAATCAAGACAGCGGCGAAGTAAAAGAAACCAATAAAGCTAAAATCCATTATAGTAAAACAGGCGTTCACTTAGTGCCGTTTAGTCTAATGCCGGAGGATGAAAAATGATATTTTACCCAAAAACGGAAACGGAACTCTATAATATATGCAAAAAAGCGCATACTATTAAAGTTTTTCTCCATGATAAAACGGTTATAGAAGGAACCGTATACGGTTTTACGTGGGCGGTCAACAACGAACCGGAAATAGCAGATATTGATATAAAGCTTGCAAATGGGCAATTAGCCGGAGCCTTTTTAGACGAAATAGAGAGCATCGAGGTTGTAGAAGGATAAGAGCGACACCAACATGAGTTGTTGCGTATTTTGCAACAACTGAATCAGCAACAGGTAAATATCTCCTATCCATCCCGCCAAGAACCTTCCAAAAAGACAGCACAGTCAAATTCGTAATCATCTTTTTCAGGGGAAATGCCGATGTCTCCGAGTGTTTCTTGTACGCGCATACAGCGCCGGAGTGCGTTACAGCGTTCACGGTAGTCGTATATTCCTTCCTCGTCAAAAACTGCATCAATATCGTGCTGGGAAGTACAGGTATTGAGCTTTTCAAGAATCCGGTTATCGGCTTCACTTAATGGCTTTTTTACCAATCCTAACTTTTCATAGAAGGGAGTAAGCCGCCAATAGCCATTGATAAAATGACAGAGAGTAAATTCATACAACTGCTCATCTGTCGGAGGCGTTGAGGGGCTAAAAAAATAAGACGGCGCATACATCGCATAGGTCAAGTACCGCTGCTTTTCTTGTATATCAGTAATGCCGAAGTGAATAAACACAACGGCTATTTGTTCTTTGTTTTTGCATTCCCGTAATGCGCCGATAATGCGCTTGTCAAAAGTCATTTATGTTATTCCTTAATAGTATTGGGGAAAGATATGCACTTACATCCAAAATAAGGAACGTTGTTTTTTAATGGTAAGGGCATACCGCTTGTACGTTGTAGTAGACGTTCCTTGCTTTTGTATAAAACCATACAGCAGCTGTCAAGTATTCCTTTACAACTGCCGTTTTACGCTCAGCCCTTAGGGAGGATGGAAAATACTGAACTTATATTTTAAAAAGTATTTTGCTGCCATTGCAAAAATCATGAGTGCAAGCGCCCCCGAAAGTGTGATAATCACTATCATCCTGCGGTGGAGTTTGTCTTTTTGTTCGTCAATTAGGGCTTGCTTTTCCGCTATTGTTTCGGCTGCCTCTTGCTCGAATTTGTTGTAGGATGTTCGCAAGGCGTTCAAGCTCGCTCGCTCCGTCTGTAATTGACTGCGTAAGATGTTCGCTGTACTTTCGGCCGTCTGCAATTTCTCGGTTAAGCTCTTCGCTTTGCTCTCTTGCGCCCTCAAGCGTTCCGTTAAGTTGCTCGCCTGTAATAGCAGATTCTGTCTGCTTATCTTCAAGTTCTCCGATATGCTCTCTAACCTGATAAGCTCCGCCTCCGTTATCACGTATTCCTGCTCTTGTGCAGCAGCCGGAAAGGGTAAACAGCCATAAACACATAAAACAAGCAATAAAAGCATTTTTTTCATGCATCATTATCTCCCTTGCATAAGCTCAAAGTGGGGGTTATCCCAACCCTTACCCCACATTTGTCCGTATCCACCTGCGCACCAGTCAAGTCCGCATTCTTCGCCGATAGCGCCGATTTCTTTCCAGACTTGCTCCGGTGCATTCCACCAGACGCGGCCGTCTTTTACCGGCGCAATATCAACGGCGTTACCGCCAAAATGCCGGGACTGTGTCGTTTTTGTTACGATACGCTTGTTCTCTGCTTCCGTTAAAAGGTACAGCCCCGCTTTTTTACGCAAGGTGTTTACCTCTTCAAGCGGCTTGCGCCCTTGCGCATAGTAGGCAAGCTGTGTGTCGACGGTACGATCTGTTTCAAGTACGATAACCGCTATACCGCGCTTTCTTAGCTCTGCTAAAAAATCTCGTGTCCGTTTTGCCAGCTCAGGCTTGAGCCGATCAATATCCCGTATTGCAGCCATCTTTAAACCTCCTAAAATCTGTTAGTCGTTGTATTTTTCTACGAACTGTTCCAGTGTCATGCATATACATCCTGCTCTATACATAATGCTTTCAGGTACCCGATATTCTTTTTGATGGGATAGTCGATACAAAGCTCTTTGTACTCTTGTAACAAGAATGCTGGTTGTTCAGCCTTGTACATTGCAATTTTTTCTTTGATGCGCCGAGCGATGATTTTTATCATTTCATCAGCCCATTCATTGACGAGTGTTTCTATTTGCGGCGCTATTTCTTTCCACGTCGGATATTGTTCAGCGCCGCAGGGAACGGCGGGGAGTTTGTGTAAAAAGGCTTTATAATCTTGTTCGATAAAATAGAGAATGTCGGTGATATACCCTTTCCGCTCGGTTGCGGTAAGGCGCTCGCGCATACAGTTATAATCAACGCGCTCTTGCAGCACGTCTTTTACTAACTCAACAACCGAGAGCATCGGCATTTCACATTTTATGAAAGGTAAAAAGACTTCTTTAATCGTGCCGTTGATGCGGCGAACCACCCGCCGTTCATCCGCCTTTGTTTTTTCGTCTATTTCCCCAGAGAGCCGAAAGAGCTTTTTTCGGCATTCTTCATCATGCAGTCTATTTTTTTCTTTTTTCTCTATATCCGTTTTGAATAGTTCCAATTTATCATCAACATTTTTTTCAATGTCTCCAACGATCATACTTTTATCTCCTACTCCAAGTCTTATGCCCTTTTTAATGAGCCTATTAAGCAGCAGAAAGATGAGGACGGCAATAAACACGATTGCCGCAATACCGATGACTAACACACTGGTAGGTAATTTCTCTAGTGCCATAAAACGCAGCCTTGTTGAATAATTTTGTAACGCCAGCATAGAAGAAATGCAGTGCGTAACGCAAATCAGCAGGGATAAAAATCACATTGCTAAAATATTTTTATTTTTTTACGCGTAAAATTTGTGTTACGCACCCCCAATTATTTACAATACAGACCGTACCACAAAAAGGGGTAATGACATGGGGAAGTCTGGAAAAAACACATATACGCAAAAACCGCTTTTTACCGATTCTGCACAAAGTCCGGTTGTATCGCTTGAAGCTGTCGGCGAAATGCTTTCCGAAGCGGAAGCAAAAACAATGATAAGCCGCATTCGCTTAAATCCGCTTGCAACGCCTGAAATGATTGCAGAACTCAAAGGGGATACCGATCCGCTCGATTGTATTTTTGCTGTTGACTATCGCAAAAGTAAAAGCGGCGTTGAGTATCTCGATGCCGCGTATGAACACATTGTCGAAACGATTTTGACCAGCAATGTTTTTATCCCTTCCGGCTATGGGCATCAATCGCAGGAAGCGTTCTTTTATGAAGGGAGAGAGCTGTACGGTTCGGTTATCGGTGCATTACTCGATAAAGAGGCGGGGAAAGTTTACTACCGCATTATTCCCGACAAGGGAGCGCACGCAGAAAAAATCCGGCGGTGGTTAAAAAATAAGCAAATCAATGCGGTATCAATTTGGGGAATACCGACGTATGCGGATGAAAGGAAAAAGACGGTTATTGATTACGCCTTACGCTCTGTTGATTTTGTGCCGCCCCTGAGCGAGGGACAGCATAATGAAAGCGCAATCGGGCAGATGGCGGGTATGAGCTTTAATGAGCAGGAAAGAAAAATCCGTGATGCCTTGCGAGAGAAATATGCAGACTATGTTTTTACAGAAGATTTTTATGATGATTTTGTTATCGGTGAATATGACAATCAGCTGTATAAAATTTCGTACAGCATACAAAATGATGCGGTTATATTCGGGGCGGCTCAAAAGGTGCGCCGCGTTGTTGAATATAAACACGAGGAGGAAGAAATGGAACTGACAAGTATAACAAACGATGAGCTTACGGCAGAGATTGCACGGAGAACAAAAAACGGTCTTTTGTCTGCTCAAGCTGTTGCCGGAGAAATGGGCGTAAAACTCGAAGATGCCCAAAAGATGAAAGACTTGGAAGCGGCTTCAAATGAACTTGCTGAACTGAAAAAAGCTGCCGGAGAAATGGCGGTTACCGATGCGATTGCTTTTGCCAAAAAAGCGAATGAAGCGGAAAAGGCTGAGGCGGAAAAGAAAGCATTTGGCGAAATGGTCGAGGCAGTAAAGGCAGAAAAAGGCTTAATCAAAGACGGTAAACCCACCGGTGAAATGGCAGCGTTGGTGGATAAATTCTGTCATTTTGAAGCCGGTATGAGTAAAGCGCAGATTGCCGGAGAAATGGATCGCGTAATGAATGACGCGGACATTCAAAAGCTCGTACAAGGGAAAACCGCAACCGCACCGGTTGGGCAGATGGCAGGGGCTGGCAGCAGTTCTGCTTCAAGTGATGAAGTTATCATATTTTAGGATAAGGAGGATAAAACTATGACAGGCGAACATCGGCTTAATTCGGTTATTAAAACCGTAAAGTTATCCGACACAACCATTCCGACAGGGCAAGACCTTGATAAACACGGCATCGTATTCGTAGGCGATAGGGTTGGCGTTGTATACGACAAAATCAACGGTACGCAAGTGTCGGTTAATTTTGATACGCAGCGGGAATTTATTACCGATTTGTTTGACAGTTCTGCGCTGCCTAAAATCGGCGGTAAAATTTATATCGGGGCATCGGACGGTAAACTGACAAAAATCGAAAGCGGTAATAAATTGGTCGGGTACTACTGGGGTGAGGTCGGTTCTCATATCGCTTTCAGTCTTGCGATGTAATTTTTTTTAGGAGGTTAAAACGATATGGACTTTATAACACAAGACGTAATCCGCAAGAATAACATTGCCGCAAAACGTCAATTCAAAAAAGGTTATTCATTACCGAATGCTCCAATGGGTGAAATGACGTTTATGCAGACCGGCGAGGGCGGAAAGAAGTTATTTACGCAGGAAATGATTGAAAAGATTTCAAAATTACCGGCGGGCGAAATGATGAGCCTTGCCGATGTAAAAGCGTTTGTACAGCAAACAGTATTGGATGTTACCATAGCGCAGGCAGAACACCCGACTGTTTACCAAGAGATTTATGATGAAATCGTAAATTCCGCTTTTCCTGAAACCGTCAAGGTACGGGATTTAATCGGTTTACAGGCTGCTTTCGGCGTTGTTCACGACGGGGAAAGTGTTGCAATGGCATCTTTCAAACTTGGAAAATTTGAAAGCGTGGATATGCAGACCTTTGCTGCCGGTTATTCCATTTCAAAAGACTGGGTTGACTACAATCAGTTTTGGAAAGTAGATCAAGCGAATAGGGCGCTGGGAATTGCGCACAATGCAATTCTTGACCATATCCATTTATCGCCGATTATCTCGGCAAGCTATACCGGTAAAGCCATAACCCACAAAGTTTCAACGGGTTCTACGAATCTTGAAAATGTTTGGCTTACTCTGCGATCGGGCATTCAAGCGGCTCTAAAGCGCAAGTCATCGCACGGGTATCTTTTGCGCCCAACTATTGCATTGTGCAATTCCGCAACGGCGATGGATGTTGAGGCGGCAGTAAATGGGCTATTGCAAAAAGGTACGCAGCTTGGATCATTGGGAGTCATTCAAAATGTTATCGCGTATGACGGTTGGGACGGCGAGGTGAACGGTGTGGTACATAACTTTGCAGCCCCGAAAGATAATGAGGTGTATCTTATTCAGCCGAAGCAGACGTTTAAGGCGTTGGTGAAAACCGACATCACGCAGCTTTCACAACGAGGAAACATTCTGACGCTTTCAGAGCTTGACGTTGCTCAATTCTTCCGCCGCGCGGTTGTTGCCGACGTAACGAACTCTGTGCACAAGGTAATGCTTGCATAGCGTAGAGCGATGATGGGGTGAGGGTACAATACCCCTGCCCCTATTCTGCAAGGAGAAAAAGACAATGGATAAAATAACACTGACACTGTACAAAACAGCGAACGGGTTTTATGTAGAACACGAAGCGGATAAGGTGAAAAACGGCTATTCCGTTGACTGTGAATCCGGTGAATGGGAACCGCTCAATCCTGCGCTTGCGGGAACTTTTGAAACGCCGTTTAAGGTGCTGGAAGAAAACGAAAGCGGCGCTCAAAAGCCGAAGGTGAGCGAATTAAAAGCAAAGATCAAAACGCTTGAAGCGGCGGAAAAAGAGTTACACGACTTGAAAGAAGCGGCGGGCGGTATTGATATTTTGCAGGCGATTGAAAGCGCAAAGAAAGCGCAAGCGCAAACAAATCCGCAAACCTAGAAGGGAGATAGCCACGCATGATCATCACCGAAGCATTGATACAAAGAATCCGCACTCTGCTTAACGAAACGATACCGGACGGGGGCAGCGAAGCGGATACGCATTTTTCTACGCTTGATGTAACGATCACATTGCAAAGGGCAGAAAGTGAAAATCATGCGCTCTACCTTTTATGGACACAAAAGGCAGGGATTATTCAACGGGATGCAGGAGAGATAAAAAGCATGAGTGCAGGCGGGGAAAGTATTGAAAAATACACCGCCGCCGATTATGTCGCCCTCTGCCTTAAAACCGCGCAAGGGTATAAAGAGGCATGGGAAGCAGAGCGGGCGCAAGCAGCGTCGTTGTTTTTAATCTGTAGCAAAAAAGATGATGAGGCGGCGCTATGGTAACTGGTATCAAGCAATTACGGAAAGACACGGAAAGTATTATCGATGTAAACCGGACACTTCTTTTCTTTATCCGCCGTGAAAGAGAGAAAAATGAATACGGTAATGTCAGGGAAGTGGAAAAGCGGACGGGACTCCAGCGGGTTCGGATTGCAGAAATTTCACACAGCGAAACTGATCGGCTTTTGCAAGAAGGATTGTTGAAAACGCATATCGTCAATATCACCGCATTCCACAATGCGGATATTCAAGCAGGCGACTTATTCGATTTTCAAGGCAGCCGGTATGAAGTCGTCTTTATCCGAAAGATCACTATCGGCGGGGATGCGCCAGAGAATACCTACAAGATGTCAGGCAGAGCAAAAGAGATACAGGAGGCAGCTCAATGAGAGGGATGGAGGCGGTCTTTGAACGGTTAGAAAGCATCAACAAAGAAATGCTGAAAAGCTGTGAAACAGTTGCCGGTGAAACCGCCGCCAGTATGGAGCGGTATGCGAAAGAAAATCATGTATGGAAAACTGATACGGGACATGCTCGTGATGGATTGCGCGGCGTTGCATCCCGCTCTTCACAGGCAATATCAGCAGGGATTTATCAGGATATGTACGGTATGACTGGCGATGAATACGGACGCTGGCTTGAAGAAGGCAAGCGGATAGTAGCAGGCGGAATTACCTTCGGGCAAAAGTACGGAATTTTAAAGCCGACGCGGAATGCCCATGCCGGTATGTTTTTTGACGGTATCGAAAAAGCATGCGGACAAGCGCTCAAGCGGCAATAGTATAGAGAGGAATTACAACAATGCGAAGCGCCTTGTATGCGGAACTTGCAAAACTCTATCCGGTGTATTACATCGGGAACGTAGAAAAAACGGTACAAAAGCCGTTCCTTATTTTGCAGTTTGAACACGGCATTAAAACGCGGCTGGGAAGCTGGAATATGGTTACCGTGAGTGTCTATGTTCCGGTAGGAGACTTTGAATTGCTGGACAGCGCGTGTGAGTCCATCATCACCGCACTGAACGGTAAGCATCTTAAACGAATACAAGGAGGCGGTACTTTTTTAGTGCAATACGTTGATTGCTCAAGCGACCTCGTTGAGGATTCTCTTGGCGCAATAGTAAAACAGCTCAATTTTAAAATCCCCGTTTTCGGCGGAGATTTTATGTAGCGGGGGCTGGTAAAAAACAGCGGCTTTTTATCAGTGCCTATCGATAGTATCGGAGGATAAAAGATTATGGAAAAGAAAAATGAATACGGGTATTCAATCGGTAAAATGGAAGCGGCACATCTGAACGCCGATAAGAGCTTACCGTCTCCAAATGACTGGGAAGATACCAATGCGCAAACCGGCGAGGTAAGAAAACATAAGGGAGGGCTTGTCGGTAAAATAGGGCCTTTCAATATTGACGGCTGGACGGCAGATGATTTTAAGCTGACAGTTCTGTACGGCACCAAAACAGAAACCTTCACATTTACCCCGACTGCTGCGGATAAAAAAGCGGTCAGTGTTGCAGACATAGCCAAAGACTTCAATACTGCCTTTAGTGCGCTTGAAGCAAAAGGAATAAAGCTCAAAGCCGCTAAAACAGCTGTCGGATCCGATTACGATGCAGAGTATCTTAAAATCACCACAAAAACAACGGAAGATTTACCGTTTTTTGCGCCGATTGGGTTTCGGGGAAAACTTGCTGAATTACTCGGTATTGTCGGCTATCATTCGACCAAAGAAGCAAAGAGCTTCAAAGATGATTTTGACAAAGAAAGCGGCAAAACGGTTGACGCAACAAGCGGGCATGGAATTCGCTGTACAGTAAAAGAAGCGGATAAGATAAAGGGGATCAATCTTACCGCTTCGTTTGCAAGTCTATCAAATACGTTTTTTGCCCTTGTTACCGGAAACACGTACAATGAGGAAACGGGAGAGCTGTATATCGACAATACCGGAAACCCGCCGCTTGTTACCTTCCGCTATTTTGTAGAGCAGTACGAAAGCGGGCAAAATACAAAAGGCAGTTACGCCCGTGTCAAGGTCGTTATTTTCCCTTCCTGTCAAACAACCCCAACCGGCAGCGAGGCAAGTGAAGATGCTTTTGCAAACATTGAATTGCAAGGAACCGGCGGAGAAAACAAACGCAGCAATTTACCGTTAAAGTTTATTAAAGAAATTTCACTCGCCGACTACATGCAGTACGTACAAGGGTAAAACAAATCATCAGCCCGTCTATCGCTGAGGCGGGCTTCAATCCACTATCAGGTCAATACTATCAATGGAAACGACAGGAAAGGAGTTTTAAGCAATCGCTATGTTTGAAAGAATACAATCATTTTTCACTAAGACAAGTAGAAATCGCGCAATCAAAACAGCTGTTGAAGAAGCAACAAAGACACCAGAAACTGAAGCTCAGCGTCTTGCGCTTGCCACCTGCGAATGGGTAGAGCTTTTATGGAACGGGACGAAACAAAAGTTTTTTATTCATAAAACAAATTTTCAAGAACTTTTGACCTGCGGAAATTTCCCCAATATCTTGTATAAATTTGTCAATGGTATTACCGAAGCCATTGGAGAAAAAGATACGGCAGTATCGGAAATTGACCTTAAAAAGATGCAAGAGGAAGAAGAAGAATTTATCGTTGAGCTTGCAAAAAAGAGCATGGTTACTCCAACGTATCAAGAATGTTACGACGCTATTTTGAAGATACGCGGTATCAGTGAAAGCTCTATCAACGATGTTATCCCGAAAGATTTTTTAAGCGATCTTTTTCTTTTCTACCTTACCGATTGGGAGCAAGCCGTAAAAAAAAATTTGGACGCGTTCAATTTGCCCGATTCGGCAGGCTCGCAAAATACTACCGATGCAAACCAAGCAGCTACATAAAAGGCTTAGATGAATTTGAAGCCTTTTTATTTGATGAAGCCTGTCTTGTTGCTGTTGAAGGAGAACAGCACCAGCAGGAAGAGAAAGAGAAAAGACGAAAAGCGGAAGAAAAAAGAGAAAAACAATTTCAAAAAGATATGGCGGAGACCTTTGCAGAGGATGATACATAAAACGGGTGAGATAGATGGGACAGAGTTTAGGCGAACTATATGCCGAGTTGTCATTAAAAACAGACAAGCTACATGATGGCATAGAAAAATCAAATAGAGAACTTGCGAAACTTGAGCAGGATATTGATAAGACAGTAGAAAGTATCAATGCGAAGCTCGCTGCTATCGGTGCCGCTCTTTCTGCCAGTGTAACGCTCCCCTTAACCTTGCTCGGGAAAGCGGCACTCGATACCTTTACGAATTTTGAACAGTCTATGCAGAATACTTTTTCTGTTATGGGGGCAAGTGCATCCGAAATGGAAGCCTTGCGAAAGAAAGCGGAAGACATGGGTGCGACTACTCGCTTTAGCGCAAGCCAAGCTGCCGATGCCCTTTATAGTTTAGGTTCAGCAGGTCAATCAGCTGCACAAGCAATGAACAGCCTCGATGGTGTGCTCCAGCTTGCAGGGGCTACTGGAAGCGATTTAGCCTTTACCTCAAGCACGATTGCTTCAACCCTTTCGCAGTTTAATCTCAGTGCAGAAAAGTCAGCGCACATTGCCGATGTGTTTTCATTGGCTATTAGTAAAAGCCAAGCGAATATGACAAAGCTCTCGTACTCAATGAAGTATGTCGGCCCTGTCGCTGCCGGTTTGGGGGTGAGTCTTGAAGCGTCAACTGCTGCCCTTATGCGCCTTTACAATACCGGTTTCGGAGGAGAGCAAGCGGGTACTATTTTACGATCCGGTTTACAAAAGCTCGCAAGCGGTACGGATGATGTTAAAAAGAAACTTGAAGCGTTAGGAGTAAGCTACGACGAGGTAAACCCAAAAACGAACAACTTTGCCGACATAATCGAGCGGCTTAAAAATGCAAATCTTGACGTTGCCACCTCAAGCGATTTATTTGGTGAAGCGGCGGCAGCCGGTATGCAAGCGCTCATCGAAGGCGGCGGGGATGCCATCCGCACGATGGACGGCTTACTGCAAGCCTCCGACGGGGCGGCAAAAAAGATGCAGGATATTCAAAACGCTTCTTTTGCCAATACGAAGGCAGAACTTTCAAGCGCCTTTGAAGCCGTGCAAATTACCCTTACCTCAAATATTATTCCTGCGGTCGATATGTTTGCCAAAGGCATTACCCGCGTTTTACAGGCTGTCAATGATTTACCCGTCGGTGTTCAAACAACCGGCACAGCTTTTGCTGCGCTTGCCGCTGCTGCCGGTCCCTTACTCCTTGTTGCAGTCGGCATTAAAAAGATAAGAAGTGAAATGGTGCAGCTCAATATTGCCATGTCCGCTAACCCGATTATAGCATGGGGCGCTGCCATTGCCGCCGCTGGAGCGATTGCCCTCGGCATTATTGCGCAGGTGAAAAAAGCGCATGAAGATTATATCCACGGTGCAAAGCGAAGCGTAGAAGAAGTTAAAAAGCTCAAAGAGGATGCCTTAAAACAAGGGAATGAAGGACGCAAGATTCAGTCGCTTTTTGACGAATATACGACTCTAAAAAATAAAACGCAAAGAACGGCGGACGAACAAGAGCGATATAACAATCTTTTAAAGGAACTCAAGACAATCGTCCCCAGCGCAACCGAAGCGCTAGATGCGCAAGGGCAGAAGGTTATACAGAATGAACACGCAATAACCGAAGCAATACGCAAGCGCATTGAAAGTGAAAAAATTCTGAATAATTTGGCTCTTATTAAGGCAAAAAGCAACGTCGCTCATGCGCAATCGGTTCTTACTTCGCAAGGGGCAAAACTTCCAATGCAACAAGCGGCATTAGAAAAAGCAGTCGCCAAAATGGAGCAGGCAGCAAATAGTTATTCAAAAGCGCAATATCTTAAATCGGAATACGACCTTGCCCTATTGGAAAATCGAAAAGATGAAGCGACACGAATTTATACTACATTAAAAAATTATGCTGATAATGCGCGGCTTGCCGGAGACATTTCATTAACGCGATGGGATACCACGAGTATTGTTCAAGCCTTTGAAACAGTTAAAACAAAAGCAGAGAATACCGCAGAATCAGCCCGCGCTGCCTTTGAAAAAACAGCTGCTGCGATTCAAGAAAATGAGCAAGCGCAGCGTGAACTCAATGAAGCGATTGAAAAGCAGCATACCTTAGAAACAGCAGAAAAGAATATCACCGCTACTCCACAAAAAAAGAAACACGATGAAGAGCTTGCTCGTCTTGAAAAAGAATGGGAAGCGGAAAAGAACATCATCGATGAGAAAAACCGCGCTGCGCAAAAGATGGGAGAAAGTTTTAGTGTCCCTCAAGAGCGGATAAAATTTTTACAAGCAAAATTAAAAGAACTCATTGCGATAAAACCGGAAGATATTGATACGATTTTTACACTCGACTCCAAAGGCTTACAAAAATATTTTGATGCGATAGCCCAAGAACAGAAAAAGTTAGAAAAAGGCAAAGGAACGAAAAGCGCGAGCGTTAAGGGAAAAGACACTTCTTACCAAGCGCAAATAGCAGAACTCGATAAGTTCTATCAGGATAAGATCGCAAAAGCAAAGGAGTACGGACAATCCAGTCTTGCCGTCGAAGAAGAATATCAGCAAAAGCGACTTACACTGATCGAACAATTCATTAAAGAGGAAGATAAGAAAAAAGGCGCCGGTAAGGGGATCACCGTTGAAACAAAAAGCGCAACAAAAGATGAGAAAGGCTCCGGCGTAACGCTCGGCGATGAGCTTACTAAAACAAAGTTGATGAGCGATGCCTTTGGGCGGTACCAGATCAAACAAAAAGAATTGCAAGCAGAGCTCAAAAAAACGCAAGAAGAAATTCAAAAGACAAAGGCGCTTTTAGAAGGAGAAACTGGCGCGGTTTCTGCGGAAGAGGCAGGACAGGCAAAGCGATATTTAGAAGATTTACAGGAAGAAGCAAACAAATTAGAAATAGCGTTAGGACAATCAAAATATTCATTAAGTCAAATTGATGAGACGCTCAAAAATCTTGACACGGTCGGCAAATCTGATTTTCAGCTTCGCCTTATCAATATCGAAGCAGAACGCAAAAAAGCGCATGAAGTACTGGAACTTGCGCTGACGAATGGTAAGATAAAAGACGATAAAGAACTTGCCCGCTATAAAGCCCTTGCTGACAAACAAGCGGCTATTGCAAAAACAGCTATGGCGCTCGGACTGGTTAATGGAATGTTAGGGGTCGCAGATACTATTACTCGTATCATTAGCCAAGCTGTTGAAAAAGGTTCGGCAGATGCAATCAGTATTATCCGCGGCATCAATGATACCGCCGGGGAAATCGGCAGCAAAATTCCAAACCCGATAGTACAGGCGATATTCAGCGCAGTACACACAACTATCAGTATCACCACTGCGATTGCCGAAGCGCAAAATAAGGCGCTTGAGAAAAAAGCGCAAGAGCGAAAAGAAAAATATGAAAAGGAGCAAAAAGAGTATTTTGATTTAGTCAATCAGCGTGTGGGAGGGCTTCTTGGGGACATCGCAAAGCGGATGAGCGGTATTGGAAAATCTTCCGTAAACTGGAAAAATGCGCTTGATGTTTCAGGGCTTGAGCGGGAAAAAAGAAAAATCGATGACTTTTATAAAAAATTAGACAACGCCGAAACCAGTGAGACGATAACAGAAACAAAGACGCGGCTTAAATCAAATGGAGAGGGCGCGTCCAAAGCATGGCGCGTTATCGCCGGTCTTTTTTCTGCCGGTCTTTCGGAAATTTATTACAACAAAAAACAAGAGGAAGAATACACAGAAACACGGGCATTAAAACTTTCGGAAGTGCTGGAAAAATACCATAAAGCGCGGGAAGAAGGAAACTTAAAAGAAGCAAACCGCCTTGAAAAAGTGATAAAAGACACGATGAAAGCAGATGCAAAAAAACAAGGTATTGATTTAGATGCGCTTGACGGTATTGCTAACTATGTACAAGGGCTTGAAACATCTTTAGCAAATTATATCAAAACCCGCGATTTCGGCGCATTCAAAAAAGAATTACGAAAAGCATTATACGATGCCATTGTGCAAAAAGCAGTGTTCAATTCTGCGCTCAAAAAAGTACAGGAAAATCTCAGCCTTCTTGAGCAAGGGAAAATATCGCAAGAACAGTTCGATCAGTCGCTTGAGCAGATGGCAAAAGAGGCGGCTGAACACGCCGATAAGATGGCTGCACGCTTCGGTATTCAATTTGATACCGATAAGCTCTCTGCAGAATGGCAGCAAATCGGAGTGGCAATGTCATCAGCGCTTACCACGGCATTGGGAGAATCTGCCTATAATGCTGATTGGGGCAGTTTTAAAAAATCATTTGCCGCTGAAATGAAAAAAGCCATTATCCAATCGGCGGTTGAAAGCGCTGGCATAAAAAAGAAAGTCGATGCGATTATTGCAGAGATTATGAAAGATGGAAAAATTACTACCGAGGAAGTAACCGGTACAATAGATACGCTGAAAAACCTCTATGATCATTTAGAGGGGGATATGGCGGAACTTTCCAAAGTTACGCGGGCGTTAGAAGGTGGGGTAGAAGTAAAAACACAGGCTGCCGGTACTATTATTCAGCAGCTTTCAGGCTCTGATAGAGACGTGTTACTTGAATCGATCCGTGAAGGTTTTAAAACAATCAATCAAAGCATAGACTTAAAAGACGCAACCATCCAACATTTAGTAGCAACGCAAATCATCATCAATGCCGTTACTTTTAACTCGTATAACGGAACGGTCAATATTTATGCAGATAAAACGATGAGTCTGCAAGACTTAGTGGTAGAAATTACCAAAGAAATGATAGCAAGGGGGTAGCTCAATGAGAATATTCGACGGGCAAACAGAACTTCCGCTTCCGCAATGGATTACCGTGTCAGAAAGTACGCTATCGGTAAAAACGAATACCGGAAAAGTAAACGGACTACACGGGGATCGATTGGTAGGCGATGAATATTACTCTTCACGAGTACTCAAATGCTCCGGTACCATTATCACCGATGATTATCCGCTCGTTGAAAAGGAACGCTCCCGCTTGCATGATATGTTAGCAGGACGGCTTTTACAGGTCTACCGCGATGATGGTGATCAGATGTTCTATGAGTGTATACTGGACGGCTCAATCAACAGTAGTTACTACAACGGACACACTATTTCAAAAGCCTTTACGATCAGCTTTAATCTTAAAACCTTACAACCTTTTGGATGCGGTCGCCGTATGCTGAAAATAAATAGAATATGCGAGAAAAAAAAGATCGTAGTGCAGGGCAATGATACAGTCTATCCAGCTGTCTTTTTTTGCGGACAAAAACGATATGACAAAGAACTGTTAGTCTGTAACGGACGCAGCATTGCATTAAAAAATCCGGTGTATTTGCGTAAAGATGAAAGTTTATTTTATAGTCAATGCCATCTCTCCATGAGCCGCAATGGTAGTAATGAGCTTATCGGAGTCGATAGAAGCGGTGAACAAAAGACCGTAAAAGAATTCATTGATATATCAGCATATATGACAGATGCAGGTATTACTATGCCGCTTTATTTGAATGCAGGGGTGAATGAACTGTTTTATTATTCAGGCGGTACGTGCATGGTGCTATACCACGATGTGTATAAATAAGTTTTTTTAAGGAGGCATAAAGCAATGATACAAGAACTCTTAGCACGGGCGGCGGAAGATTTAACCGTTGCCTTGAATAATTTTGAAACAGCGCGCAAAGAGCTGACCGATGATGAACGTGCGGCATTCAAAGAAGTCTGCCGTAAGGCAAAAGAAGCAGTACAGGAAGCGCTCGATGCGGCAAAAGGGAAGTTAGACGAGAAAACGGCAGAAACTATCCAGAAGATTGAAACGCTCGTCCAGCAGGGACTGACCAGCATCGACGAAAAGGTTGCGCAAGCTGGTACCGACATAACCGGCAAGGTAGACAAGGCGCAGCAAGACGTTGATACCAAAGTCCAACAGGGACTGACCAGTATCGACGAAAAGGTTGCGCAAGCTGGCACCGACATAACCGGCAAGGTAGACAAGGCACAGCAAGACGTTGACGGCAAAGTCCAACAGGGACTGACCAGTATCGACGAAAAGGTTGCGCAAGCTGGTACCGACATAACCGGCAAGGTAGACAAGGCGCAGCAAGACGTTGACGGCAAAGTCCAGCAGGGACTGACCAGTATCGACGAAAAAGTTGCGCAAGCTGACGCTGCCATAACCGGCAAGGTAGACAAGGCGCAGCAAGACGTTG